CACCTTAACGACACTTTTACCCGGTTTAAGCACCCAAGTGACCCCCTTAGCACTCTTTTTACCCCTAGAAACGACCTCTGGGAAGTTCAAAGCGGCATCCCTGAGCTTATAACCCAGCTTCTTAACGTCATTCCCGAACTCAAACGCCCCATCCACGTCCTCCAACTGCAAAAGCTCCTCCGCAATCTCCTTCGCCGCGACACTTATCGGCTTCGTCACCCCTCTCAACTCCATCAGCGTCTCCAGCACACCGACCAGCTTCGCAACATCCCCTCCCTCGCTCGAAATCGCAGCAATATCTGGGTGCCACCAGCTATCCATCCCATACCTAGTGCAGATCGAGTCCGGTTGCTTCAAGAAGTTACCCTTCTTGTCGTGGTGATTTACCCTAGTCAAGAGCCACTCTGGGATCTTGTAGACATTCTTCAGATAGTGAACCAGCACCGGCAACTCCTCCTCTATCATCTTCTCGAAGTTCTCCTTACTAGCATCTAGATGCTTCCACCCATCCATCGGGAACCCAGTATTCGAAAAGTAGGTGAAAACGAACTTGTCCTCATACCCATTCTCCCTCGGCGGCACCATAGCGTAGTTATGAGTCTGAGCATTGATACTCGCCAGCAAGAACCTGATCGGATCAGCCATGAAACCGTTCTGATAGAGCCCCCGCACCCTCTGGTCCCTGGACATAAGCAGATTCTTGACTCTATCGAAGAACGTCCTCTGCTTCTTCATGTCAAAACTCGGCCTATCCTCAAAACTCAGCAGCGCGTTCTCAGCCAGTTCAAGATTGAACTCCGTCCTCCCAATCAGAAAGTCATACGGATCAGCAATCGTCCCGCCCAGCAACCTCTTACAGATCTCTTGAAAAAGGCTCTTGCCTGTCCCGCTCGGTCCCACTAGGATCATCATCTGAAGCGGCGAGTGCAGTCCCTTGGACCACTTCTGGTAAGCCAGCTTCATCCAACTCAACAGCACGTCTCTCTGCTCTGGACTATCCTTAGCTACAGTCTCGAAGTATTTGTCAAAAAAAGGCATAACGCCCTCCTTCGGCTGCACCACGACCCTCTCCCTGGTAACCAGTATCTTCCTCCCGTTGATCAGGTGGACTCCCGAACTATAGCCACTCAACTGGCAAACTCCGCTGATCAGATTATCCCGCCTGACCTTGCACATCGCCCTCCTAGCCTGGTCCAGGTTAGCGTAGACTGCCCCATCCGTCCTCAGCTTCGGATCGAACTTCAGCATATCGAGAAACATCTGCCGGTTGCACTGGGTCCAGTGAACTCCATCCTGAACCCAGAAGGTTTTATCGGTCGGATTGTAGTAGGCTGTAAAATCTAGAACTATATCTTTCATCGGCTGAACCCTATCACTCGTGAGTGACAAGTCAACAACTAGTCAACTAATAGTCATCAAACGATCGTCATTTCATCGTCATTGCCTCTTGTCATGCCCCCTCCCTAGCCCCTGATAGCAAGGATTCCATACGTTTCTAGTGACAAGTGACGATGTTTTTGCGAACCTTTTGTATATAGCCCTCTTCTCCCCTCTCTCTATCCTTATTTACTTAAATTTATGAAAAAAAGAGTCACACTTATCACAGAGGGGGAGCGATCCCTTGCTACGAGCGGCGATTCTGCGCTGACAAGTCCTCAAAATCCTCGTCAATCCTAGTCAGCCTCGTCACTACAACGACTCAGCCCTCTCTACCAGACCTCCTGCTCGCCCCACCCTCCGCTACTCTCGTCCACCGTCTCCACCTCTCCACTCCTCCTGACTAGGTCGTTTAGGGCCTCCACGTCCCTCCTAACGGCCTTTCGCGTCATCGGGCTAACTCCCCTCACCCTGGCAACGTCAATGACCACAGCGACAGCGTCAGCGTCATCTGGGCTATACCCGATCTTGACCTTCATATCCTTCTTCGTCTCCACCGAGTATTTCTTCCCCACCATCCGATACTCCCTCGAGCAGAACTCCTTCACATCCTGCACCGTCAGCCCCTTCAGCTGCCCTGAGGTCGTAAACTCCCGCACCATCCACCAAAGCTCCGTTACCTTTCGATCAAAGATCTCCCTACAACTCCTCGTATCCTCCTCCGAGAAACTCATATCACTCGGCAGCCCTCCAAACTCCACTTTATGATACCCGCTGCCCCAGGTCTGACTTAGCGCATACGCCACTCCCCTCCCCGTTCCCGTGGCATCGAGCCCAAAGTCCTCAATCTTCACGCCCCTCTTCGTACACGCTGCCTGCACCTGCATCGCTATCTGCCCCTCGATCTCCACATCACTCCCAGGATCGATCCTCATCTCCAGCCTCTCCCTCAACTGAACGACCTTCCTCCCGGCGAAGCTCCCGACTCCACTTTCTCCCTCAACATCCCCCACCTCCGCGAATCTCAGGATACATTTGTCCCCCCCAAACGCCGGGTCTAGCCCCGCTATCATCCGCTTTTCGCTGTAAAAAATAAACTCCCCTCTTCCGTCATGCCGCTCCACCAGTTGCTCGCTCATCACAGTGTTCAGCGTCCCGTCAGGAGCCTGAATCCCCCGGTCCTGCGACCAGTAACTCAGCGTGTTCAGGCGATCCGCATGATTCGCCGCTAGCCAGTCCCCGAACGTAAAGATAAACGGCCAAGGATCTCGCCAGTCCGAGTCCTCCTCATCTCCCCGCACCCCCGCCTTCAGCGCCGCTGCCACATTCGGACTATCTCTCCCATCGAACCTCACACAGATCCCCGGTTCCAGCTGCCACTCCTGCACCCCCTTCGTCTTCCACTCAAGATCCTCTAGCCCCACGCTCTTCCACCCATTCTCCGGCTCACTAGCCCGTCCACTCCCCGTAAGCCTCCCCATCGGGTTCTCTATAATGATGATCGTCAGATCAAGGCAACCCTTCCTGAGATTCGCAATCGTCGCATAGATCGCTTCCGGCGTAGCCTGCCCCTCATCGATAACGAGCAAGATCCTCTCCTCATGCTGCCCCGACAGCTTCGCCACTGCCGCAGTCGTCTCTCCACTAGCCACCGCTAACGCCGCTATTGAGTGCTTGTCATCGCCCTTAACCATCTGAAGAGCAGGCTTACTATTGACCATATGGCCCCCGAACTCCCCGACCTCCCCGGTAGAGCTATTGACCACCCCACCCTTCGAGAACTTCTGAATGATAGGCCAGATCCTCTTCCTCACCATATCCTTACTAGTACTAGTGAAGTAAGCAATTGAGTTCGCCGGACTAGCTAGCCACCACAGCGTCGTATAGAGACCGGCACTAAACGTCTTCCCCACAGCAGCGCAACCTGTCAATACCACCACCCGAATCTTCACCCCGTGCCTAGTAACTAGGTAGTCCTCGTTTGTAAAAGCCTTCAACGCCCTCTCTAGCCAAGGATTCCAATATTTCTCGCTCACCATCTCCGGCCACAGCAATCCTATGGCATTCTTCGCGTGTTGGAACTTGCTCAAACTCCCCTCATACGGGGCATGAAGAAACGCAAACAACTCTATCTTCCACCTCGGCAGACCCACGTAGCTCTTCACCCCATAGTCGTAAATATTGTAAGGCGTCTCCGAGTTCACGGTATACGTCTTCTCCTCCTCCACCTCTTCGGTCTCACTCATAGCTCCACTCTAATCCGACTCCTAGCATTTGACAAACCGCCAATCTGTGCGACATTGACAACACACGTTTATGAGATCAGAACCCGTCGTTTTCCTCCCCCTCTCTCAAGGCAAAGTTGCCGTCATCGACTTCTCCGACTTCGAACTCGTCAGAGGGTTCAAGTATTACGCCTATACACCTGGTCGAATTACCTATGCAGCCAGGGGTAAGGCGTCACCAGTAAAAGCAGTGCGACAGACCACAGTTAGTTTACACCGAGATATCCTAGGGTTGAAAACAGGTGACCCTAGACAGGTGGATCACAAAGACCACAACGGGTGTAATAACACAAGATCGAACCTACGCCTGTGCTCACACAGAGAAAACTCGAGACACCGAAGGTCTTGTCTAGGTTCTACCTCTAAGTATCTCGGTGTGTACCTACCAACAAATAGATTTAAGTGGAGAGCCGTAGCGCGATGGCCTGTGGACCCACCCCTAGGTGATGGGAATAAGGCTTACTTGGGCGACTTCGATTCCGAGGTCGATGCCGCTCTCGCTTACGACGTTTTTGCTCGCGAACACTACGGAGAATTTGCTAATTGCAATTTCCCAGCACCTGCGCTACCTTGAACTATTGCAACTCATGCGAGTCTTGTTGTGTTGTATTGGCGGGAACGGGGGGTTGGCCCAACGTCACCCTCCCGTTCTTCGACACAGCCCTCCGCACACTCGCCAGAAACCTCTCCCTACTCCTGACCTTCTCAACGAGCTTCCTCCGCCTCTCCATAGCCTCTATCGCCAGTCGAACCGCTTCTGGTCTCGACTCTAGCATGGTGTTGCTCCAGCCTGTAGGCTTCGGCCCGAAGCAACGCCCTGAGTCGTTTTCTTCATTCAGTTGGAATTCTCTCTCCTTCTTATACTCCGACCAGCTCTCTATTTTCCAAGCCGTCGCTTCTTCAACTATCGATCTCTTCTCCTCCTCCCTAGTCCTAGCTACGGCCTTGCGCTCTTTCTCCACTAGCAGTTCTACCTCTAGTTCTAGTAGATCGTTCCTATGGAAGCAGTAGTATCCGTTACTTAGACGCGAGCAATCTACACGCCCCTCTGACCTCAGCCTCAACAACCTGGTCGTCGTTATGCCTATTAGCTTCGCCGCATCTTTAGTTCTCACTCCTCGCCCTCCTCTAGCCTTCGCACCAAGTCCTCTAGCTTTGTGTTGAGCCTTCCTACCAGCGGCATCCTATAACCTAGCTCTTCGTGGAAGCTCACAATCTTGCTCATCTCGATGCTCACGCTGAGGAAGTCCATCGGCAAGTTCTCTAAAAGAATGGTAGCCGAGATCTTGGATCGCCCGCTCCTCCTGTCATGTATGAAGAGCACATGCTCTAGGTTGATCATTCCTCCTCAAGTCGCTCGTAGAGTTTGAACAAAGCCACGATAACCTGAGACGGGACCGACACGTTGCTCTCCATCTCAATACGTAGTTCTTTCCCAGCGAGCCGGTTAACCCGAATCGACAATCGTTTCATGTCCATGTGCTACTCTAACATAGGTCGAGGAATTGCGCTAGGGTCTGAAGGAGTAACTCTTAGAAATATTTTGACAGTATCTCGCGCCTACACGACTTTTGGGGGATGAGCTACCTAGAACCGACCACTCATGCGAGCCTAGCCCTGGAGGACTCGATGCGGCATCTGCCGGAGTTTAAGCCCACCACGAAGAGAGTTGACTGGCTCCTCTCGGTGCTCGCCTCGGCTAGAGAGGCTAGGGAGCTTGGGATGACCAGGGCTCTCGTAGGTCTTGGTCCACACGTCAGTCAGTCACTAAAGGTTGAGGAGTTCGAGTCGCTAGAGGCGGATCTCGTCCTTCTCGGCTACAGGGTGCGCTGGCTCGAGGGCAGCGACGTCTTGGTGCAGATCGAGTGGAGCTAGATACTTCTAAGCGTTTCTAGATTTCTAGTTTTATGCGAGAGGGGTATATATATAAACAGAAACGAAAAGGAAGCGCCGGGGGTCGATTCTCTCCTCGCAGCTCAAAAAGAATTCTTTTTTTCTAGCCACGCCGCACGCCCTCGAGTCTCGCAAGTATGAACACTGCTCTAGGCTAGATAGTAGGGATACTTTCGCTCGCCTCTACGCTAGCAACATCGATAGGCCGCGCCGTATTACCTGCTCCGATTGGAGATGATAGGCTTGCACCACTCAACGAAATATTAACGAGCGTACCAGGCGTCGATGGCGCTAGCTTGTCGAGACCAAAAGCTTGGCGCGTCATTGCTACTAGTTCCCGGTAAGCCGACACCAGCGATTTAGTGTCTGACACTGCCATCTCATCGCCCCTGTCCAACGGCGCTAACACTACGTCACGGAGGCGATCACAATCAGTGATAGTGCGGTTAATCATCCGCTCTGCATCTCGCCCCCGACTCTCTGCAATCTCCCCAGCCGTGCGCCGACTCGCAATCGCTAGCGCATCCGCAACGGCGGTTCGCCCTGCCATCCATTTCCCGCGTGCAGCCCAACTCTGAACGGTACGCTTTGGAACGTTTAGGCGTTCAGAGACTGCTAACGGTGATAATCCCTCATCCTGATACAGCTGTCTTGCCCTTTCTCTAGTATCCTTACTGTGTGCTACCGTTGCGCCCATTGCGTCCACTTTGCACCCCTTCGCGTCCAATTGCAAACCATTTGCATCTAGCTATTTTTCACTTTGTGATCTCAAAAGGTTGACAGCATTCGTGTTCGTGATATGTTTTGGTCATCGGTAGCAATCAAGCCCGATTAACCTTAAAAACGAAACAAACAGAACATCATGAAAACAGCAGCCACCTCAGCCACGATACAAACTCCAGAAGAGCTAGACGACACGCAGGAGAGGATCTACCAGTTGCAGCAAGCCGCGGATGATGGCGGGCTCGACGCTCGTGATGCCGCCGAGCTCCAGAAACTCACGGCGCTCTACCACTCATTCAACTAATCATCAGGCCCCCGAAAGGGGGCATCTATTCAACCGATCCAACAATCCTAAACATCACCTGAACGAAACAAACAGAACATCATGAAAACAGCAGCCACGATACAAACGAGCGACATCGAAATCTTGGAGGACAACGCGGGGGGCCTGCTCGTCCAATCAGCCTCACCAGAGCTTGCCGTATACCTCGGGGACAAAAGGTCTCCCGACACCATCGAAAATCTCAAACTGATCGCCGAGGGGGGAGTCGATTTGTCCGACTGGGAGGGGCAAAACGCCTCCCTCTATATAACCGACGATGCCTATGCCGGACTCTCTGAGGGTGGGGGTATCCGCTTGTGGCGAGATGACGATCTCGCAGATGCAATCGCCTAAACCAAATAATCAAAAGCCTATGAACAATCCAACACTAATTCCCGCCTACGGAAGAGATTACAAATCCGCTATAGAGGTCAAGTCTGATTTCTACGAACGGAAAGATTTCATCATTGCCGACTTTTCGCACCCGTATGACGGCAAGGCAATGAACATTAACGATTGTTCGCCTGGCACAGTCAATATCCGCTACAGCAAACTGACCAAAGTCTGCGTAGTTAAGGTCTGATTTCTAGGCAACCGGGCTTGGCATTGTCGAGCCCGATACCTAGCGATCAAGCTAGCAAAAAAACCACCATCAAAAAATCATGTTAATCCATCAAACCAGCAAAATCCAAGTTCTAGCCACGGAAAAGAGCACAAACCGGAAGATAGGTGCTGCAATTCAGTTGTGGATTGTTCCACGAAATAAAACCGTTACTGATAGCCGTAGAGACAAATCTGACGCAACTACGCAATGCCGTGGTTGCAAGTTAGCTTCAAACAACGGCTGCTATGTTGGGAGTTACTACGTTGACGCTACCCAACGCGCACACTGGCAACGATCCGAGACCCCAGCGTCAAACGCTCAAATCATCAAACTAGTTAGCGGCAAATTTGTGCGCTTTGGCGCTTATGGCAACCCTTCACTGATCCCACTTCGAATCATTAGATTAATCGTCAAACATGCTTCCGGTTACGCGGGCTATTTTCACGACTGGGATTTGATGAAGCCAGCAAAAGCGTTAAAATACGGAGAACACTTAATGGCATCTTGCGAGCCAGACAATCGAGCAGAAGCCCAAAAGCTAGGCTTGAGAACTTACACGACACGGAACGAGACAGATCCTATTCCAGGCAACGACATCGATTGCCCTTCATCCCGTGGCGTTCAATGTTCAGATTGTCAACTATGCTCCGGCACGTCCAAAAAAGCCCGGTCCATCTCGATTCCAATCCACGGCTATCAAGCTAAATCTGCTTCCCGCTCTATCAGCGCCTAGATTCACGATTTGAGAGGCTAACCTCGAAAACTAGCCTCTCAAGTCGGCAATCACGCCGAGAACAAGCCACGCAAGAACACCATGAACGATTCCACTCTAATCTCCGATAACCCTAAAGCCTCAATAGCTAGCCATTGGGACACTGACGCAGTCATTAGCCACGGCTCAAACGCACTAGTCGAGTTTAAACTCTGGCGGGAAGAAGCTATGCGGAAAGGCTCAAACTGGACTGGTAACGAGTTTACTCTCGAGGATTTCAACGACTACATAAAACAGATCTAGATTTACGCCTTGAGAGACTGACTAGTCTCGGTCTCTCATGGCGGTAATTCAGCCGAGACTAACCACACCAAAAGTATGACAACAATCAGAAACTCATTCCACAAAACAACCGCAAGAACCTTAAAAACCGAGGAAGAACTTGCGGCAATTGTAACCGAAGCGCGAAGGTTTGGAGTTGATCAACTAGGCCAATACGACAGAAGCCTTGTTAAGCGTTTACGCTCGCAACTTTGCACGGGCTTCGATTGCCAGTGTGCAACTAGCATTTTCGGGGAGAGAGGCTGAAAACTTGGAGAAAACTTGGAGAAAACTTGGAGAAAACTTAGAGAAACTTAGAGAAACTTAGAGAAACTTAGAGAAACTTAGAGAAACTTAGAGAAACTTAGAGAAACTTAGAGAAACTTAGAGAAACTTAGAGAAACTTAGAGAAACT